ATGGCTGAACATGGAGACGTGGAACTCTTTGTGTGACGACGGCCTGTCGATCGATGACTTTACTAATGATACTTGCATATTTTCTTTGGATTTAGCTAGCAGGATTGATGTCACGGCGTTTCTACAAGTTTTTATGCGTGTAATCGATGATAAACGTCATTATTACACTTTTTCACGTTTCTATTTGCCTGAGTCTCGAGTATACTCCGATGCGGGTAAAGTTTATCAGGGGTGGGTTAACTCCGGTTATATGTCAGCGACTGATGGCGACGAGATAGACTTTAACGAGATTCAAGCCGATATAGTAGAGCAGATGGCCCTATATTCGGTTAACGAGGTTGTATATGACCCGTGGCGAGCGACTCAATTGGCGCAGGGGTTGGTCTCCGAGGGCGCTACGGCCGTCGAGTTTCGCAACACGGTGGCTAATATGTCGCCGGCGATGTTTGAGCTTGAGGCGGCGATAGAGTCTAAGAGGCTTCATCACGACGGGAACCCGGTACTGAGTTGGATGATGTCCAACGTCGTGGCTAAGGTGGATGCCAAGGATAATATCTTCCCACGAAAAGAGCGGCCCGACAATAAGATTGATGGCGCGGTTGCGCTAATTATGGCGATTGGCCGGCTGATGCACACGGATACCGGATCTGGTTTGGATTCATTTCTAAATAACATATAGAGAAAATTAATTAATGAGTATATTCGGTAATATCATGGCGGCGCTGCGAGGGGGTAATATAACCAACCCTGATGAGGGTAAGCAAATAGGGGCTGCTGGTGGTATATCAACCGATGCTGGCATCTCGGTGACGGACGAGCGTGCAATGTCGCTATCTGCGGTATGGGCTTGCACGAACTACATAGTTAATAGTGTCTGTTCCCTGCCTTTGGATTTTTACGAAAAGACTCCAGCCGGTAGGAAGCCGGTAGCGGATAATCATTACCTGAACTACTTATTCAATCGATCGCCTAACGCGATGATGAAGCCGCGAGATTTTAGAAAGGCCATGACAACTCAGTTGGTTCTATGGTCCAACGCTTATGCCGAGATCTTTTACAATGGAGATCGACCGGTTGCCATTATTCCGCTGAGGCCTAACCGGATGACGCCTTATATTTCGGATGGTGAGTTGGTTTATCACTACCAGATGAAAGAGGGTGTCCGGGTATTGTCGTCCAAGTCGGTGCTACACTTGAAAGGCCTCGGCACCGATGGTGTCGTAGGGCTTGAGCGTAACGACTACGCGCGTGAGAGCTACGGGCTGAGTGTGTCGGCGGATGTGTTCGCTGCAAAGCAGTTCGCTAATGGTGGGCGCTCAGGTGGCGGCCATTTGATGTTTGATACGTGGCTAACCAAGGCACAGCGCGAGCAAGCTAAAGAATTATACTCTGGAATGAGCGAGACGGCGTTCAATAAGGGAAAATTATGGATTCTGGAGGGCGGCGTTAAGTACGAGAGTGACAACGTGAATCCTGATGTCATGCAGATGATACAGACGCGAGGGTTTCAGGTGTCCGAGATCGCGAGGTTTTTCGGTGTGCCGGAGGTTATGATCGGCGGCGGTGGCGCAACTAGCGCGTGGCCCGCGTCATTTGAGCAGCAATTGCTGTCGTTCCTGACATTCACGCTACAGGATTACGTGGACGAATGGGAAAGCGCGATAAAATCTAGCCTAGTATTCGATAACAAGACATTTGCGGACCATGACACCACGCAATTCATTAAAATGGATTCCGTTGCGAAGGGCGCGCTTCATTCCAGTTGGGTTCAAAACGGTTTGAAGACTCGAAACGAAATCAGGAGGATCAACAATGACCAGCCTGTCGAGGGCGGCGACATATTAACGGTCCAAGTTAACTTAACAGACATAAACAAACTAGGAGACGTGGAACACTATGCTAACTAAGAAGTATAATGATTTAGCTCGATGCGAGCTAAAACTTGACGGGCTTGACGAGGGGCAGTTCTCCGGCTATGGGTCTGTTAACGGGAATGTCGATAGCTACGGCGATATTATAAAGAAGGGCGCTTTTAATAAGAGCCTGTCTCGAAATAGCAATATTCCAATGCTTCATAGTCACGATCCGAGCAAAGTTATAGGCGTATGGAAGTCGATTAATGAGGATGATATAGGGCTGAAGGTCGTGGGTGAGTTCACTCCCAATCACAGTCTGGCGTCTGACACTTACGCAAGCCTGAAGCATGGCGCAATTGCCGGGCTGAGCATTGGTTTTATGATTCCGAAGGGCGGGTCTCACCAGAAGGATGATAACAGAATTATTGAGTCAATAGACTTGAGAGAGATATCCATTGTAAGTATGCCGGCCAACGATAAGGCGGTTGTTTCAATGGTTAAGTCGGATGAGTTTATTAAAGACATCGAAAGTATTACAGAATTAAAAGACGCGGAGTCTATCTTGCGCGATGCAGGGTTCTCCAGATCGACGGCTAAGTGTTTCCTAAGCCGCATCAAGAAACTTAATAATCAGCGTGACGCTGAGAGTTTAGTTGATGATGAAATTAGGGGCATATTAAAGCAAGCCGCGACATCAAAAGATTTAAAAAGAATCTTTGGTTAAGCGTTTAATTTATATTTTACAGGGTATTCAAAATGGATAAGCAAGAATTAGCGGAGTTGTTGCGTGACACAGTAATGACTAAATCGAACCTAGAGTCTGACATCGTAGAAAAGATGGACGGCTTTAAGGCGGATATGGTAAAGGCCGGCGAAGAAGCAAAAAGCGCTGGCGTGGTTGCTAACGAGACTAAATCTCAAATTGAGGCGCACAGCGAAAAGTTGGATGCAATGCTTGAGCGTTTGTCTAGTATTGAGCAAAAAGGGCTGCCAACGGTTGAGAGCAAAGAGGGTCGCGTAGACATCGGTAAATCATTCCTTGATTCTGATCAGTTTAAGATGATGGCTGAGGGTCGGTCTGGTCGCGCGCGTCTGGATATTAAAACGGCAATAATTAACGCGACGGGTCAAAACCAGCCGTTAGTTCCTGCCGATAGATTAGGTGGGGTCTCCACGGAACCTAACCGAATGTTATCTATTCGCGACATTATTCCTTCAAGCGCCACCAGTTCTAACCTGATCGAGTTCGTGAAAGAGAACGTGTTCACAAACAACGCTGGTCCACAAGTCGGTGGTTCTCCAGAAGCGTTTGAGAACGTGACAAAGGCGGAGTCCGGCATTACGTTTACGCTTTCAACGGCTGCGGTTACTACACTGGCGCATTTCATTCCGGCATCTAAACAGGTATTAGATGATAGTCCTAGTTTGGCGTCATTTATCAACGGTCGATTGATGTACGGTCTGAAGTTGGTTGAAGAAACTCAACTAGTTACCGGTTCTGGTATTAATGGAAACTTGAATGGATTCCATACCCAGTCAACCGCGTACACGGTGCAGTCTCCACAACTGACTAACGAGCTTGATATCGTTCGCGAGATGATTAAACAGGCCCACGTTGCTGAGTACGGAATGCCTGATTATATCGTGATGAATCCGCAGGATTGGTATGATATCGATGTGCGTAAAGTCGGAACTTCCGATGATCGCTACGTTGTGGGTAATCCGCGCGAGATGTCCAATCCGCGTCTATGGGGCGTTCCTGTTGTAGTCAGCAACTCCATGACATCCGGCCAAGTTGTTGTTGGATCGTTCGGAATGGGTTGCGAGATCAAGGACCGACAAGCGGCAAGTGTTGAGGTTTCTTTGGAAGACAGCACAAACTTTCAGAAAAACATGGTGACAATCCGGGCTGAGGAGCGTATCGCTTTTTGCGTATATCGACCTAGCGCGTTTATTAAAGCGACTATTTAATTTAGTCTCTAAATGATGTAAGGAAGGGGGAGGTTTATGCCTCCCTTTTTTTATAAGGGGAATTATGAAAATATCAATACAAGGTCGAAGTGTAACGACGCCGTTTGGGACGTTCACCCAAGGCGATATATTGACAAGCGAGAAATACAGCGAGGATTTTTTGAGACATTTGGTCGATGAAGCCGGATGCGCGGCGGAGATAATAGAGACCACAAAAAAGCCGATAAAATTAAAGGAGGCGATATCTGGACTGTTATCGGGTCAGGTTCCAGTCTCACAAAAGCAGATTGCGAAACCGCGCGGTCGAAAACCAAGACAATCGTAGTCAATGACTCGTTTCGGTTGATGCCTGACGCTGATATAATCTACGCGTGCGATAAGCGGTGGTGGGATGTCAATTACGATGATGTCCTGCTCAATTTTAAAGGTGAGAGGTACTCTATAAATGATCTTGAAAATCCTACAAATAATCCTAGCGGTGATTATTTGCTTAATCGTGTTGATAGTATACAGCGGCCTGATTTTGGTAGGGATCGCATCCACTATGGCATTGATGGTGGTGGGAATAGCGCGTTTCAGTCCGCAAACCTTGCGGCAATCTTTGGCGCAAAGACAATTTTATTATTAGGAGTCGATTGCTGCGGATCGTATTTTGGCGGTCATCCAAATCATTTTGATATTTGCTCGCCCTTTCAGAAATTTATCGATGGATGGTCCACAATTACATCAGGCATAAATATTATCAATTGCTCGCGATTTTCGGCGGTTAATTGCTTCCCTAAAACAACAATAGACAAGATATTCGAATAATGAGCTATTTTTTAGTGATTAGCATCCTCGCCTTATCAGGCGGTGAGTGGATCGAGGACGAATTAAAGTTTCCAGTTAAGAGTATGACGGCGTGCTACGAGGCTATAAACGCCACAACCGACATCCACACTGACACATACATAAGCAAGGCCAAATGCGTGCGCGCGGATGATTGATTATAAGTTAGCGTTTGATGGGCTTTTTTCGAGCGATGATAGGCGGGTTGGCGTTATCATGGGCACGGGTCCAAGTCTGACGGATGACGTTATAGAGAAGACCAAGGGATTTAAACGATTCGGAGCAAACCTGACATACAGATTGGGTGCCGATGTCGTTTTGGGGTGTAATTCGGAATTCTGGGATTACTATGAGAGAGACGCTAGAATATACCCATGCGACAAGTGGACGACTAGGCCGCAGGCGCTGGAGAATAAATGGGAAGGCGTTAATTACATCGAGGAGCGATGGATAGCGGGGCTGTCGCGTGATAAGTCGCGTGTGGCGGCGCACCATGGCTCAGGGCCGCAAGTCGTTAATCTGGCGTACCATTACGGATGCAAGGTCATGCTTCTCGTTGGGTGGGATATGCGTTACGGCGGCAAGCTTGATAATAAGAGCTATACGATGCCGCGGCATTACTTCGGTGAGTATCCTGCATCGATGCAACACTGGCCTAAAACAGGTGTTAATGGCGAGTTGACTGGATTGATTAAAGAGATGGAGACGATATATCCGGAGGAGTACGGGATTAAAATTATTAATTGCACGCCGGATAGCGCGTTGAGATGTTTTCCGATGATGTGTCTGGATGAAGCGATAGAGGAATATGGTACAAGTTATGTCTGATATTATTACGGAAGTTGACAAGTATATAACCGGCTGGACCGGTGGATTACCAGAAACACCGTGCGGGTTTGGTTCGAAAATGAAAGCGACTCAAGCGCAGAGGGAATGGATGCCGATGATAGTTGAGAAATACGAAATTAGTACGGTATCGGATATCGGTGCTGGTGATTTGAACTGGATTAATAGCGTTGACTGGGATGTTGATTACACGCCTTACGACTTGGTTCCAAGGCTGCCGGAGGTTATCGAGTTTGACGTGGTTAAGCAAATTCCAGAGGGCTGCGACTTGATTTTATGTTTATGGGTGCTTAATCACTTACCTTTTGAACACTGCCAAGCAGCGATTAGGAATATAAAGGCGAGCGGGTCTGAATACCTAATGATGACCGACCGGTTGAGATACAGGGAGGATCAACCGCCAGAGATAGAAATGAAGTATATTGAAAAAATGAGCCTAAACGATTTAGGTGACTCCATTATGTTAATAAAGTTATAGGGCTTATAAATTGATAGCGATGCGTTTCGGGTGTAGTATGTCCTATCCAAACAACCGAACATACTACTATGAAATTAAAAATATATTGCGTCTACTGGGGTGATAAGTACGACAAGGCTTACGTGTACGCGCTACAGGAGTCGATTAAAAACAACATCACCCATGATTACGATTTTATTTGCGTGACAGATAGCGACTTAGAAGGCGTCACATGCGTAAAGCCGTTAATGCCTGAGTGGTCTGGCTGGTGGAGCAAACTAAACTTATTCGGCATCGCTAATGGTCCGAGTCTATACTTCGACT